GGCAGATGTGTCTTTGTGTAATTCATTGTTACCGTTAATCTTCACGTTAGCCATAGCCGATGCAGAGCCGGACATCCCGTCTGTAAAAATACTGCCATCGTTGGCAATAACCATACGTTCTGTCAGTGAGTTGCCAGACGTGGGTGATGTGCAAAAAATAAGATTGCCGCCATATCCGCTGCCAGCGTTGTCATTTTTGCAAATGATTGACGCCGTTGCACTTGTAAGTGATGTGCCAAAATCAATTGCAGTGGCGTTTCCTGCAACGTATCCGGTGTCAGTATTTTGAAGCTGAAGTATTGTGTTGCGATTTGTTACGCCAGATAGTGCGGGGTTTGATGCCTTGTCGGCTTCAATCTTCCCATTGGCGATAACCACGTTGCCGCTGCTGTCGATGCGGACCTTCTCGCTGCCATTCGGCGCAAACGCCATATAATCGCCATTGTGATTATACTGAATGAAGCCTTGCATACCGGCTGACGCAGTATCGTTAAAGCCGATATATCCGCTGTCACTTGAGCCGCTATAAATTGTCAGTCCACGCCCACCGCTGCCGGTTCCAAGAACAATGTCATCAGCAAGACTGTAGAAACTGCTCGGCGTAGTTGTGCCCACGCCCACATTCTCCGATGAGTCAATCGTGATTGCGGTGGCGTCGGAATTATCATCGATGCCGGTGTTAAGCTGATTTCTTCCGATAGTGCTAAGTGCCATTAGCTAATCTCCAACACCGATACAACAACATCAGCGGCAGACGCCTGACTTGCCGTCACCCGCAGGATGTCACTCGCGTTCATCACAATTTTCTGGTCGCCACCGACAGCCACCAGCGACGAGCCTACCGGAACGATGGCGTCCTTCACGATATGTACGTTGTCGCCGTCGTTGTTAATTAGCTGGACTGAAACAGTGATGGAGACCGCCAGTATGTTGGCTATGTTCAAGCCGATGATCGTTGTCTCTGTAGCAGATGGGCAGGTGTAGACATCTGCGTTTCCGGTGCCTACCGCCGTATCTGTAAAAGTCTTAAACGCATTTGCCATGTCACTATCCTAACGCTATCGCGAACGCCAGAGAGTTATCCGTAAAGCCTTGGATAGCGTTGCTGGCGTCATTAAAGATCATCTTTTCAGCAGGCAGCGTACAGAAGACAGTGCGCGTACCAGAGGACCAGCTAACAGCATTGTCACTGTTAGAGCTTTGTAGGATCGTGGTACGAGCCAGCGTCGTGCCTGACGACGTATAGGTTCCGATTCCAATCTCAAAATCTGTACCATCCGTGCAGCAGTAATAGGTTGTGTTCCCGTTGCCGACTTGCGAAAACGCCTCAAAACCAGTAACGGCACCAGCGAGTGTATAAGTGCCAGTGCCGGTTGTAGTGGTCGTCTCCTTTAGACGATCTTTCAGAACAAGTGCCATTTACTTCAACTCAATGGTGAGGTTCCCTGCATTGATGCGAAAGATGTCGCCTGATGCAATCGCCTTCGATGCGTCCAGTGCGCCAACGAACAAAATATTTCCGCTGCTGGATGCGTCTGCGATAAACGCATGTGTCACGGTGTAAGTGGCTACGCCGCTTGATGCAGGGTACTCAATGTTAGCTGCGTTGGTCACTGTCTGTTGGTCTGTGGAAGAGGAGGCTAATGTCCAGTTAGCTGCGGCCACTTGCTTACGAACATAGTTCGCATCCTGTGTCGAAGTATTCACTTCGGTCACAGTGCCAGCTTCAGCATTGCCAACAGCAGTGGCCAGCCCTACATAAATGGAGTTGCCCGGTGTTGAAAAGCTCCCGGCATTATTCTTGAAGAGCAAACTAAGTAACTTGTTCTCTAAATAAGTGGTTGCTGCATTAGACGTTGCCATCTTCTACTCCTTATGTCCGAGGCCGATCTGGTAGACCTCTGCGATAGGCATCGCTGTTTTCTCTAGCTTCCGCCAGATCTTTAACACGTGTCATAGCCTCGGTGAACTGCTTCTCATACATTTGAAGCATGTCTTGCTCACCTTTCATGTAAATATACGCTTCATACAAAGAACCGTAAAGTAGAGCGTTTGGAACATTTTCGCTCAACCAAGTTGTGCCACCATCGGCCCCCGCAGTTAAAGACGCAGGTCGGTAATAGTAATGCAACTCAACCGCATAGCTACTATCGGGTGTTGGTGCAACAATAAAGTTGTCTTTGTCGAAAAAAGCATAATATTTTGGAGTGCCGGTAGCGCTGGCGTTTGGTCCGAACTCTTGTAAGAAGTTAACATCCTTTTGAAGTAAAAATGTTTTTACACTACTATTAGTCAATCAGCTAATTTAAAAATACGATCTTCGGCGGCACGAATAAAAACAGGCAGATTCGTCACAAAGGACGTTTCCGTATTCTCTGTGTAATCCTGAATCGCTGTTTTTAATTCTGCGTAAGTAAAAGCCATCAGGTAATCCTTACGATTGCGCTACTTGCATCCGCAGTTGGGAACGTAATTGTAAAGTTGGAAGAAGACGAGGCCTGATCTGAGCCAAAATCGAAAACAGCTACCGCCTTATTAGAGTCGCTACTGTTGTAAATTAACGCACCTCTAGCCGTGATCGTAGAGCTAGAAAATGTAACATCGTTAAAATCTACATAAGCAGTGGTGCCGCTAGTCGTTGGCGTAACATTTGTTAGCGTAGCTCCCCCAGCACTGTAACCCGATCCACTCACCTCGTTACTGGTAGTATACGCGGTGGTGCTGGCGTCTAAGCTGGCGCTGCTTGTGTACAAGGCAACCTTAAAAGTATCGCCACCATTGGAAAAATTATGTGTTCCAGTAAGCAATTCTTGTTTGAAACTTGTACAAACTGCTGTCGTAATTGCCATGATTTACTCCTACGGCGTGTTAGCGGTGCCGCCCATACCACTGTGTTGGGTGCAATAATAATACAGCGTCGGTGCGCCTGACGCTACTGTGATTTGTGTATACGCTCCAGCGTTACCCGGCACACCGTTAGTTGTCACACCTGTAGTGTACTCACTGCCTCCACCATGCGTTCCATTAGAGGTGGTAGAGAATCTAAGCGGATGCCCGGAGTTAGTATTATCAGACTGGTCAAATCTATAAGTGCTTCCTTCATTAAGGGTGAGGGTTGGGGCAGCGCCTGAAAGACCTGCAATATAGTATTTATTACCGTATCCATCGCTGGCTACCGTCACCGTATATGTTGTGATACCAAGACTAATCGAAGGCGATCCGAGTGAAACAGCGGCTGAAACACCGGCTACTGAAACAGCGACATTACCCTGCGCACTCAATGTACCCGGCACAGCTGGGGCGGCTACACCAGATAAAGTCACATTTATTGGCTGAACTGTCACAGCCCCACTCGTAGAAAGAACTCCCGGTTTGGCTATCGCAAAAGGGATAGGTATTGTCTGAAGCGTTACAGTATTAAATACTGGGAACTTTATTTCAACAGACTCTGTTCCACCTTGCGGACGAGCATCTTTTAAACCCTGAGCATCGCTAGAAACCCTCGGCGGGTCTAGCTGAGGGTGTCTAGCCTCAAATTCAGAAGTGTGAACGACTAAACCGTTCCATTCTCGAATGCGCTCAGAATACGGAAAAGAAAACCCACTACGGTCCGAAATAAATTTAGCGTTTTTCCCCCTAGCGAACGCCATTAGCTAAGTATCCTTGGTACTAACCGAAGACTTGCACGATCCCGATCTTCAGAAGCGGCTCTAGCAAACTCTTCATCGTAAACAGATTTCAGCAACTGAACACGGTCAGGGGCGACTTTCATGCTAAGGTAGTACGCCAACCCAGCAACCAAACACGGAAAAAACCTAAATGGCATGTCAAAATCGTTAGTGTATGAGTCTGCGTCATCGATTCTAACTAACCGATAATATATAATTTGATCAGTTGAGTTCTCTGGCGTCTGCCATAAATAAACTACAGGATTAACTTGACGGTCAACATAAAACTGAGAAGGTTTGCCCTTATCTATTTTATTTGGAATATTTAGATATTCACCGCGTCCTATGCGCGACATTACAGTGTCGACACTACTTCTACGGATAACCATTTCTAAGATATCGATGGTGTCCGTTCCAAGCGTATAATTAGCGGTGCCTTCAGTAAGCGTTGTTGTTACTTGCTCGACGGTAAATAAATTTACACCACGGTTAGCCCACTCGGCTAACATAAGATTCAAAGAACGCCTTGCTGTGCGCAAACTGTAGCCAGCGCGTACTTCGATTCCACAGCGTTCGTATGCCTCTTCGATTGCATCCGATACGTCGATATTGAAGTTTCTAGAGTCTGAAACAGCCATCAGTCGTCTTTCGCATACAAATTATCAAAAATTTGATTTACGTCCATGGTATAGTCTAAATCAGATTTTGAATAGTGAATATGCTGTGATGGACGAAAATCTGGAGGCCCGTCGCCTGTCTCAAACCAAGCTGGGTGCGTCACTCGAACTCGATTATTTGGCAAGGCTACGATATTTCCCGTCCACTTTCCTGCGTCTAAAAGCTCTAAAACATGGCTTTGTTTATGTTGTGCAGGATCGTCCGCTACTTCGCTTTCGGTATAATCGACAGTAAAATAATACTTCGCAGGGTAAAAATTACCGTCAATCTTAGCAAGCCATGGACAAGGATGCGCACGGTCTAATCGGTAGACCGCATGCGTATGCGACATACAGTCCCACGGTTGAGCAAAATGAACGGGCATAGGCTCAGCCCATTGTTCAAACGGCGTATCACCAACAAGAGCTGTTATAGGCATCCGCGCCCACATAGCGCCACCATGAACATTAGGTTCATCAGAGTTATCAACTTCAAAACCAGTAAATAGGACTTGAAAACTCAAGCACCTATTTGGCATCGTAGTTACGCCAATAGCCATCGCGTGTAAAAACTCACCATGGTATTTTTGATGGTTATGCGTATACTCCCTTCGCACCCAGCATTTAAAGTGCGGAATACTGCTTTGTAAGTAAGGCAATTACTTTACCTTACCGCCGCGATAACCGCCCTTCGCCATACCTTTAGGACGACCACCACCCATCATGCGGTTAACCATTTTATCATCAACAAAACCGCCCATGGCCATTTCAGAGACGTCTACGGTTTTACCGGGGTTGAGCTCTTCAACAGCCGGGTCTGACACCATGCGTCTTGGTGCACCACCCGCTGCACCACCTTTAGACATTCTTTTTACGCCGCCTTTTGCGTAGCCTTTTTTCTTCATCACGATTTCCTTTTCTTTCGCCGTAAAGGTTTAACATTACGAGGCTTACCCTTAGTAGGCTGACCTAATTTTACCTTCTGCCGAATTCTACTTCTTTTTTCAGAAGCCGACAACTCACCTGAAGTTTTTGGAGTCTTAGAGCTAATTCTTTTAGAAGGACGACAATAAGGTGTGCCTCTTTTTTCACCTTTTTTTCGACCGCATTTTTTCCCAGTGCGGACGTCCTTCCAATCCTCCTTGAACCATCTCTTGAGAGCCAAGCCCTTCTTCGTTTTGCGGACTGCCATCGCTAAGACCTTTTTGTGACTTTTCGGCGGTTAGACATAACCTTTCCGCATCCTTTTGCAATCTTTGGGTTAGAAGTCTTTCTTTTTCTGTAATTTGCGCATCGCTCCAGTTCTTTAGCATAGCCTCCGTTAGCCGCTTTCGAGACTTTAGAAGACGATCCTTTATTTCCCCAGTTTTTAGCTCCGACTTTTCTGCATTTAGCAATCGCTCCACATGCATCTTTAGCCACGACGTTTTTTCCTTTTCCCAGCGCAATAGGCGCGTTCGCTAAAACCCTTGGGTTTTTTGCAATTTACGGACTTCTTTCGTTTTGCACTCCACTTACGTTTTTGCGGCGGCTTCGAAACCTGTTGCCGCATCTGTGCGCGACCCATCACCATCAGAGGAGCTGCTCTAAACCTGCAGCCAAAACGATTAAAACCATAATACCCCACATACGGTTATCGAGCGACTTCAACTTATCTTGAATATCAGCGTACCGCTGGCTACAATCAGCTTCGTGTTTCTCTAAAAGTTTTAAAACTTCTTCGGCCTTCATTAGCACTTCCATCTTCTGCGAGCTTGCCGCAAACGTGAATTTGGATCTTTTGCAGCTTTTGGGAACTTTTTCATTTGACCAGCAGAACGAGCACAAAAAGACTTACGACGTTTTGCCGCTTTACTGCCTTTTTTGACTTTTCCAGTCACTGCAGTTTTTAACTTAGAGCCGGGATTTGCTCGTCTATAAGCAGCTACCCCGGCTCTAGTCATACCCGCGCCCTTTTCAGTAGGGCGAAAGTTCTTTTTATTGCGCTTCGGCATTTTTGCCTTACGGCGAGCCATAACGCACCTAGCTGAAGAAAAACGTCACAGCAGTAATATTTGTAAGTGTCGACACATGAATATCGCTTACTCTTATACCCTCTGCTGGGATGTTTACTGAGTGTGTATCAGATGCGTTAAAATCCAGATCTAACACTGTCGCTCCTCCATTACCGTCAGTAACAGTTAAACGAGGGGTGCCAGAAGCTGTTTTTAACTGTATCTGACGGATACGCGCAGGACCAACACCGACAGAGCCGGTGCCAGTAATACGCTTTGCCTTTACGTCAGATCCGGACATTTAACCCTCCCTTATGCAGTTGGAGAGTCGGATGCAATGCCGAAGAACTTGAGGGCAATAACACCGCCCGCACCTGCTGTACCCGAAATTACAACCTCGACCTCATCAGCGGTCTCTGTGGCAGCAGTGGTTGCGCCACCAGACATGCCAAGCACACCGTTACAAGGGAAGAAGCCCTTGAAGCCGGTAGAGTTGATTGCAATAGAAATGCCGTCAACAAAACCATCTGTGTCCGCATCTGTTCCAATATCAACCAAGTTGACATTGTTAGCCGCTGCGCTGGTTACTGTAATAGCAACGCCCATAGGAATAAAGTTGGATGGGATACCGATTGACGACTCTTTGTGGGAAGTGCCGGAAGCCGCGATCGTGATGGAAGTGCTGTATGTAGACAGGGTCATCTCGTTTGTGAGTGCGCCTGTCGTAGTGTTTTTGACAATGGTCTTGAAGCCATTCTCAGAACGGACTGGTCCGTTAAACGTAGTATTTGCCATTTATATCTCCTGTCGTGGCAAGTGTCAGCCGAAGCTGTCAGGAATAAAATTACTATAAATGAAAAAAGGGCGACTGAAAAGCCGCCCTTTGATCAAGTGTTTTGTAGGGTTTATGCCCCCGGCGAACCGAATACGCAACGCGGATCGGAGAAGCCAAAGCTGTAACGCTCACGAGCCTTAAACCGCATATTGCCGGTGTCGAAGTCACCTTCCATCTGAGTACGGATCGGAGCACGTTCAAAGTGCTTAAAGCCGTTCGGTGCGTCAGTCTTAATGAAGAACGCATCGGTATCCGTTAAGAAGTGGTTGATGACGTAACCCTCAGACATCATGCCGGTGCTACGCAGGGCGTTGATGTCGTTATCGGCAGTACCGACACGCAGGTTCGAAGCCATCAGACGCTCAGCGACAAACTGAAGTGCCGGAGGAATGATCAGCTTAGTACCACGAAGGGCGATTTTCAGACCACGCTCGTCGACAAAACCCGAAATGCTAATCATAGCGTCTTCAAGCGAAGTCTCGTTCAGGTCTGCCGCAGTAGACGGCTCGTTTGCAAGTGTGCCACCGCCGGAAAGCGGGTGGTCAGTTGCACAAAGCTCTTTGCCGTCGCCGCCAGTAAAGCTGGAGTTGAAGGCGTTGTTAAGGACGTTAGCCGCCTTAACTTGCTTTGTGTGGGCCATCGAACGAGCCAGTGCGCGAGTATAACGAGACGCCAGACGGTCGTACAGGTTATCCTCAATAGCTTCCTCAGTGATTGAGAAGGCTAATGCAATGGTCTCGTGGGTGTAGCGGGAAGTGAACGACTCCTGTGCGTTGTCGAAATTAACCGCTCCACCTTCGTTTTTAGTCGGTGCTGCACCGAAGCCGGACAGCATGACCTCTTCTTCGAACGCACGGTCAGAAGACTCGGTGTCGAAGATTTCAGCATGTTCGTTTTCGTAACGACCATACTCCATGCCAAAGAGGGCATTGAGACCGGGCTCAAGCTCTTTAGCTAGTTGTGCGCGTGAAATTGGCATTATCTAGCCCCCCTCATTAGGTGCCAGCGGTTTGCGTATACGCATGCTCGTTAATTAAAACGTATGCATTCGTATTTGCAGAACCGGTGTCACTGTTGTCAGGATCTTTAGAGATGCCGATAATACGCAGCTGAGCAGCGCTTGCTCCAGTAGACGCTGAAATTTCGGTAGACGAAAGTCCAGTCACTGTCGAACCGCCAGTCGTTGAAGTAGTGTCAGCATTTTCTCCAACAGCAGTAGCGGCGAGTGTTCCGTCGCATTGTACTTCAAATACAACACGCGGATCGTCGTATACTGTTGCTACAATGTCGCTTGCAGCAATACTACCGGGGTAGTAGTTGGAGTGAGTGGGCTTACCCGTAGTCGGATCAGTGTAGAAACAACCGTTGAATACACCGACAATATCAGCCGAAGATGCGGCTGCAATGTCGATATTACCAGCAGCCGTCATAATGACTAACGAACCCTGATAGATAGCGTTCGAGGCACCTGACGGAATGGTATATTCATTCGCAGTGAAGTTCGCAACACCGCCCATAGTACGGACTGGCTTTAAGCCAAAAGCAAAATCTTTATTTGCCATTTTGTCCTCCTAAAGGGGATGAAATATAGCGGCCTTACTTAGTGTTAGGACCACCAAAGGTTACACGAGACTGCCGATCCTGAGAGATCGGCATAGAAGGATGTTGTTCCTTCATGAGATCGTTATCAACCGCTGTCATCTGATCTGCAGTTTGCTGATCAAAATATTCAGCACGGCTTTCCGCGATCTCTTCTGGCACCTTGGTTAACATCAAACCGCCAACACCGATAACTCCTGCATGCCGACCATCATCGATGGTGGGCGCGTCGAAGTCTGGGTAATCCTCTGCGCGAACAGGTTCATAACCCTCACGAATCCGACCAGATACGTTCTTACGGTCTTCTTGACC